AACAATGAATAAATATGATTATTATACAGAAGTAACAAATGATATAGAATGTTGGATGGATAAAGATGGAGACCCATTTGACCTATCTCAATTTGAAAATAGAGAAGAAGCCGCAGAATTTCTTCGTGATGAACTTTGGTCAGAAGATGAAATTACTGGTAATGGCCCATATGGTTATGCTTCTGAAGAAGAATGTGAAGAATTTCTTTGTCATAATTGGGATTTAGTAATTGAAGGTTTTGACACTTTTGGTGTTTCTATCCCTGATTTGCGGGCACAATATAAGAAAAATAATTTGGCACGATATATTGATTGTTTCGTGAGGCTTTACGTTCTAGATAACGCAATTGAAGATGCACTTATTACTTGGGAAGGATATGGATTTAAATATAAAAATATTTGACTTATTTTTTAATTTCTGATATAATATTTATAGAAAAAAAGAAAGGAATTAATAATTATGGGTAATCGAAATATAGACTGGCAGGGGTATGAAGAAAATCATGGTATATTTTTTATTAACGAATATGACTCAGAAGCTAAACTAGTTGGCGGCTCTAATTGCTATGCTCCAGATATTATTTCTCCTAAATTTGGTAACGGAGAAATTAAAATGCCTGAAGCTCAATTTGGACAATTTAGTGCTTCTGGTATAAATGATACTGAATATAATAAATATATCGCTAGTAAGTCTAGATCAGAAGTAACTGATGAAGACGCTAAGTATTGGTGTAAGTGTTTTTATAGAGATAAGGGCACAAATTTTTTTCTGTCAGAATATAAAGTAATTCCTTTTGAGCAATTTTTTGAAGAACACACTTTTTTCTTACAAAATAGGGAAACAAAAGGAAATGGTTCTAGTCCAATTACCAAACAAGCATTAGCTTTTGTGCCCAAAGAGTGGGAACCCTATTACGATGAAGAAGAAAATAAGTGGTATTGCCCACAACAACATTGGAATAAAACGGCATTATTTACTAATACCAAAGGAGACATTCGTGAAATTTGGGTTTCTACTCGTAAAAATAAATTTAAAAAGCAAGGAGAACTTCGTATTCCCAGTAACAAGGAAACTGTTTCATGGATGTTTAGTTACAGGTGATTTTTATGATAACTCTAATAGAATTATTTGCTGGTATTGGCACACAATATCAAGCATTTAAAAACAACTATGAAGTAAAATGTATAGGTATTTCAGAAATAGATCCTCGCCCATTAAAAGCATATAAAGCTTTATTTGGTGAGCCAAATAATTTTGGAGATATTACAAAAATTAAAGAATTGCCAAAATCTGATGTTTGGACTTATTCTTTTCCTTGTACAGATTTATCTATTGCAGGCAAACAAGAAGGATTTAAAGGAAAACATTCTTCTTTAATTTATGAAGTATATCGTTTACTTTGTGTTTCTCCAAAACCAAAAGTATTAATTATGGAAAATGTAGCTAATATTTGTAATACAAAATTTATGCCGCAATTTCAAGATTGGATTGACACTCTTACTGAGTTAGGTTATACTTCCACTTGGCAAAAAATTAAAGCAAATGTTTACGGTGGAGCAACTATTCGTGAACGTGTATATATGATTTCTATATTAGATACTGATATAAAATATAATTTTCCTCTTGCCATTCATCAAGATAAAGTCTTACAAGATTTTTTAGAACCTGTTAAAAGCGAATATTATATAGATGAATATTATGGTCCTACGCCAAGTATAACGAAAAATTTTTTTAATTCGGTAAAATTATGCGATTATAAAAATGGTGGACAAGGCAATCGTATTTATAGTCCATATGGTATGGGAGTAACACTTACAGCTACTGGTGGCGGCAAAGCTGGTTCTAGTGGTGGATTATATTATAGAGAAAATAAAATTTATAAATTATCTCCTATAGAAATGTGTAAAGTAATGGGTTGGTCTAAAGAGCAAGCTCAAATTATTTGTTCAGTTTTAACCCCTCGAGAAGTTGGCTTTTGTATGGGAAATGCGATTGATTTAACTGTTTTAACTAAAATAGTTAAAGGAATAAAGGAGCAAAATATTTTATGAAAATCTATCTCGCCGGTCCTTGCGACACCGAAAATCGCTATAATATGGTTCAAATTTCCAAAGTTTTCCGCGAGTATGGCGGCTATGAAGTATACTGCCCTTGGGAACTTAAAATTGAAAATGCTTGGGATATGCCACAAGAAGACTGGGCACGAGCTGTTTTTGAAGCTGATATTAAAGCTATTCAAGAGTGTGATATATTTGTTATGATTACTCCTGGCCGCGAAAGTACTGCGGGAACCAATTGGGAAAATGGTTACGCTTATGCGTTAAATAAACATATTGTAACTATTCAAATTACTGATAAATCTACTTCTTTAATGACTTATGCTAGTGCTTCTGAATTTTTTAATTCTTCTTTAGCTGATTGTTTAGAAACTGTTAAAGAAGTTATTAATCGTTGGGAGCGATGGGGATTACATAGCATTGCTTTAAATGGTATTGATGGAAATTATGAATGTAAGACGGTATTAACATAATGTGGGAAATTTTTAAACAATTGAGTAATTATCATAGTTTTTGTCGCTATTGTGTTTGGGCAGGAAATTGGGAAAAGGCTTCATGGATTTGTGAAAATAGAATTAATCCGCTTGCACGAGAACATCCTATTTTAAATTTTATAGCATCTATTATATAGGAGAAATAAAATGTCTAAATATCAAGAAATGTTAGATTATGTAAAATGGTATCGGGAAAAACATAAAGACCAAAATGGTAATAGCCCAAATCCAATTTTTGAAATTATGGTTTTTGAATATCCTAATAAAGAAATGGTTTATCACAAGCCAGAAGGAGACGTTCCTTCTGGTTGGCCAGATACTGGTTGTGTAGACCATATGGGATTTTATTATGAATTGGATACCGCAATTCAAGCAATGAATGAAAATTGGTGCGATATTCAAGAAACATGTTATCACGCAGGTTTTATTCTTTGCCGTTTCCCCGGATTATACCAAGCCGCATTTTCAAGAATGTACTTTCTTTGGAACGAAGAAAAGAGAGGCTTCTTTGAAGCAGAAGAGCCTACGATTTTTAAACATGTGGCTTATTAAGGAGAATTATGAATTTAACAATTAAAACAAGTGAATATAGTCCTTATATTCCTATTAATATTAATGAAGAAGCAACACGCCATTTTCAACGAGAACCTTGTTGGAATGTAATATGTAAATATTGTAAAAGAGAAAATCCAGGCAAAAATAAAAATAACCCTTGGGGAGCTGTTCGTCAAGATAATTTAATATCTTATCCAAAAGCTTGCCCAAAATGCCATAAAGGCGGTTTACCAAAACTTGATTTAAAGCCTGGACTTATCTATAATAATTGCATATTAATTGAAAAAACTAATACATATCTACCTAAAAATGGAGAGGGTTGGTTTGTAAAAGATTTAGAGACTAATGAGATTTTTATCCGTTATTCTTATAGACTAAGAGCAAGAGAAACATGGCATAGATAAGTCAAACCAAAAAGGTTTGACTTTTCTTTTAATTTATGGTATAATAAAATGTAAAGAAAAGGAGGGATAATGTGAACCAAAATTATGACATTAACTCCATTGAAAGTCTGGATTTCCGCACTGGTGTCCGCACTCGCATACAAATGTATTTGGGATCGGATGATATAGAAGGAACATATCAGGCTCTAAAGGAAATTATTAATAATAGTACCGATGAAGCACTTGCCGGTTTTGGTAAGAAAATTGAAATTACCGTTGACGAAAAAGAAAACGCAGTAGCAGTAAGAGATTATGGTCGCGGCGTTCCTTTTGGTATTCGTGAAAATGGAGAAAATGTATTAGTATCTGTTTATACACAATCTCATACCGGTGGCAAGTTTAATCATAACGCTTATAAAAATTCCAGCGGCCTCAATGGTTTAGGGGCAAGTTGTACTTGTCTTTCTTCTGAAAAATTTGAAGTTCAAAGTAATCGTGATGGTAAATACGCTTGTGCTTTTTTTGAGAAGGGTAATTTAATTACTTATAAAGAAGGAAAGACCAAAGACAAGAATGGAACATATGTTCGTTTTAAACCTGACCCAGAAGTTTTTTCTAATGGAGAAATTGGTTATTCTTACGAACGTATTTGTTCTGATATAAAAGATATTTCTTATTTATACCCTGGAATCGAATTTATTGTTTCTAATGATACTAATGCTGAAACAAAGGTATTTTGTGCAAAAGAAGGTATCGTAGATTTCGTAAAGGAAAGTATACAAAAACCTTTACAAAAACATATTATTACCGCTTCTGCTTCTGATGGAATCGATAATGTAGAGATTGCCTTCCAATGGGGAACTAAGCGTGAGACTCCTTATGTTTTTGTAAATGGTCTTCGTTGTCCTGAGCTTGGGACCCCAGTCACTGGTGCTCGTGCGGCGATAACTAAGACTTTTAATAATCTATCTGGTCAGAACTTTGACGGCGAATATATCCGTAAGAATTTATTTTATGTAATTAATTGTAAGGTAGAAAATCCTTCATTCGCTAATCAAACTAAAACAAAGATTAATAATCCGTCACTACGAACTCTTGCCACAACGGCTTTTACTTCTGCTTTAAAAGAAATGAACATTAAGTATAATAGTGAATTTAACACTATTGTAGAAATGTTAAAGAAAGTTGAAAAAGCAGAAGCCGCAGCAGAAAAGGCTCGTAATGCTGTTCTTAATATGGAGAAGAAGGAATCGGAACATAAGAAGCAAAAGATTACTTCTTCCGATAAGTTCAAGGATTGTGAGAAGCACGGACAAGATTCTATGCTAATTGTATGCGAGGGTAATTCCGCACTTGGTGGCCTTATGCCCGCACGTGATGTTAACACAGAAGCATTATATGCTGTGCGTGGTAAAGTAAAAAATCTTTTAAAGCACCCACTTGACGAGTGTCTTGAAAATCAAGAAGTTTCTGATATTATTATGGCTCTTGGTTGTGGTATTCAAAATCGGTATAATAGCAAGAAGTTAAATTATGGTAAAGTTGCTATTGCTGTGGATGCTGATGCGGATGGTTACAATATTATGTGCTTAATTGCTACAATGTTCTATGTTCTTATGCCTGATTTTATTAAAGAGGGTAGACTTTGTTGGTTAAGAGCTCCGCTATATCGTTTAAGTAAAGGTGATAAGAGAGTATTTGCTTATAACGATGCTGAATTAGCAGAACTTCGTAAGAAGTATCCTACTTGGGAGCAAGGGCGCAATAAGGGCCTTGGTGAGATGACAGCAGATGATATGGAAGCATCTATGCTTCATCCAACTGAACGACATCTTGAAGTCTTAACTGTCCACGATGCGGAAGCCGCGGCTGAAAGTTTACAAATGCTTATGGGCAATGATGTTGACCCACGGCGTGAGTTTTTGTTTGAGAATGTTGATTTTAGTATTCTAAATAGTTGAGGTTAATATGACTGGAATTTATAAAATGACTAATACAAAAAATGGTAAAATATATATAGGCCAAGCCTATGATATTAAAACAAGAATTGATAATCACAAAAATGGATATAAAAACTCTGATAAAACTTTATATAAATTACTACGCGAAGACACCAATTCAATAGATGATTTATCTTTTGAAATTATTCAAAAGTGCTCTATAGAAGAATTAAATTCTTTAGAACAGTATTATATTGATTTATATAATAGTTATAATCAAGGTTATAATAATACAGCAGGAGGTACTTGGCATATACCTCCTAATCAAAAAACAATAACATTTCAAGAAAAAGCAAATTTATTACAATTTGATAAGGATATTATTATACCTTCACAAAAATTATCTAATACTGCTTTTAAAGTATATATATGGCTATATAACAAATCTATAACGGAAGATTCTATTATATATTCTAGTTTATTATTACATGAAACTTTTAATGTCTGTGAAAAAACTTTACGAAGAGTCTGGAATGAATTATTAGAAAAAAAATTTATAACTATTGATATAAATAAAAAAAATAATTATTTATTTCATATTAGTAATATTTGACTTCTCTCCAAAATCATGATATAATATAATAAAGAAGAAAAGGAAGTGAAAACAATTTGATTTACGAAACTGACTTTCAAAAACAAATTGAAAATGCTTTCTTGACCTACGGAGCATCCGTGGCGCAAGAACGTGCCATTCCCGATGTTCGGGATATGCTCAAAATCGG